AGACGACGATGACGATGACATGGAGCCTTGGGAAAAGTATCGCAACGATATGCGCTATGACGCCAACGGTGACGGCGTAGTCGATGAACTTGATTTCCCTGATTGGCGGAGTGCTGGCAAATGAGCTTAATGAACCTTCAAGATAAATGTGGATGCCATCCAGATGGTGCGTTCGGACCGGGGACGTTGAAATCCGCATGCGCGCACTTCAAGCTGAACAAGAACCGCGCCGCTCACTTCTTCGCTCAGACGGCGCACGAAAGCGGCAACTTCAAGGCGTTCAGTGAGAACCTGAACTACGGCGCGAAGGGTCTGCGCGGCATCTTCGGCAAGTACTTTCCGACGGACGCCATAGCCAAGGCTTACGAGCGCCAGCCGCAGAAGATTGCCAATCGCGTCTATGCCAATCGCATGGGCAATGGCGACGAGGCGTCAGGCGAGGGGTGGAAATACCGGGGCCGGGGTCCGCTCCAGCTCACCGGGAAGAACAACTACCGCGCATTCGGCAAGTACATTGGCCGTGAACAGGAGATTTTGGACAATCCAGACCTTGTGGCTACTGAACTGGGCTTCGAAAGCGCACTGTGGTTCTTCGACGCAAACAAGCTGTGGTCCATCTGCGATCAGGGCATCAACGACGCTGCGATCCTCGCACTGACGAAGCGGATCAACGGGGGCACACACGGCCTCGATGACCGCAAACAGAAAACCAAGAAGTATGCTACTTGGCTCTAAGGAGAACGACTATGGTTAACCTGAAGAAACTCATCCAGAAGGAAGCCGAGAAGGCCATCCTCAAGAAGGCTGTAGGCAAAATCCTGCCAATGGACGCGGAAGCAAAGCCTGCCCTCGGTTGGAAAGCCAAGCTCGCGGGCGGGTTAGCGGTCGTTGGGACGATTGCCGGTCTGCTTTCACAGTACCTTGCTGGGTAAACAATAAATTCGCCGTGCCAGTCACGGCGAAGGCTGTTATTATGCGTTAAATCTGTTATAGGGGCACGTTATGGCCACTGCGATGACATTCACGACGTTGAAACAAGACGTGCAGCGCTACCTTGAGCGCGGCAACACGCTTGCGTCGGACCCCATTGTCTTTGAGCAAATCCCACGTCTGATCAACCTCGCAGAGCGCCGCATCGCCCGCGAGCTTAAAGTTGAGGGCTTCATCAACGTCGTGACCGGCACACTCTCTGAGGGCCAGTCCGTATATCCTAAGCCAGATCGCTGGCGCGACACGGTGTCGATCAACATCGGCACCGGCGCTACGTTGAACGACCGCAAAGTCCTGTTCGCCCGCGTGTACGAATACCTGCGGTCCTACTGGCCAAACGCGTTGGAGACAGGCACGCCTCTCTTCTACAGCGACTACGACTACAGCCACTGGCTGCTCGCGCCGACGCCAGACGCAGAATACCCATTTGAAATCCTGTATTACGAACTGCCGCCCTTACTCGACGAGAGCGTGCAGACGAACTGGATCACAGAATACGCCCCGCAGCTCTTGCTCTATGGCACGCTGGTTGAGGCAACGCCGTTCCTGAAGAACGACGAACGCATCCCAGTTTGGCAGAGCATGTACGACCGCGCGGCGGCAATGCTGAACGGCGAAGACCTCGCCAAAATCCTAGACCGATCCGCCGTGCGCAAGGAGGCGTAACAATGTCCACGTCATTCACTCAAGTCTTCGGCGGTACGACGATCTACCCCTCAGACGTATCGTATCTCCCGCTTGCGCTGACCAGCGACATCGTCCTTGAGTGGCCGCTTGAGGCCACCACCGGCAATAACGTCGTCGCCCGCATCATCGACGTCACGCCCACCGGCCCGTACACGATAACCTTGCCTGACGCGATGTCAGTCGGCGTCGGCCAGACAATTCTGTTCAACAACCTCGGCCCCGACACAATCACCGTTGACAACGCCGCAGGCAACGCGATCCTGAGCATTGGTGCAGGCGAGCAGTGGCAGTGCTATCTCATCAGCAACACCACCGTCGGCGGTGTCTGGCGCACGTTCCGCTACGGCGCTGCCGTGGCGCAGGCCCAAGCCGCCGCTCTGGCTGGCGCTGGCTTGACCGCGACTGGGTCAACTCTCGCACAGAATTACGAAGTCGTTGACTTCTCTATCACGCCGTACACTCTAACAGCCCCTGACCGCGCAAAGGTCTTAGTCTGGAACGGCGGCCTCGGCACGATGAACTTGCCGACTGCCGTAGCCGCTGGCGATGGCTGGTTCGTGCAGGTTCGCAATGGCGGCCAAGGCGACCTGACCATCGATCCGTCTGGCTCTGAGCTTATCAACGCGGCGGCCACGCTGCGCTTGCAGCCGGGCGACAGTGCCGTGGTCGTAAGCGACGGCGTGCAGTGGTACACAATCGGCCTCGGTCAGCAGGCGGTCTTTGCCTTCGACTACACGACCATCGCCGTCACTGGTGGCACGTACACGCTCTCTGGTTCCGAACTGAACCGTATTGCGTACAAGTTCACCGGCACGCTTTCGTCCAACGTCAACATCGTCGTGCCCGCAACGGTGCAGCAGTACTGGATAAACAACGCCACGACTGGCGCATTTACGCTCGGCATAAAGACCTCCAGTGGCGCGGCCACTTTGGTCACTCAGGGCGCGACAGGTATTCTGTACTGCGACGGTACGAATATCATCTCGGCGACCACCTCGGCGGCCTTTGCGGGCATCGTTCCCGTCGTCCAAGGCGGCACCGGAGCGACCAACGCGCCCTCGGCGCTGACCAACCTCGGCGGCACCGGTATCGGCACGGCGGTCTTTACGGCTACCACAACGGCTGCGGCGCGCTCTACCCTCGCGGCGGCGGCCTCTGGCGCTAACAGTGACATCACATCGTTGTCTGGCCTCACGACGCCACTGAGCGTCGCGCAGGGCGGCACAAACGCTACAACGGCTGGCGCTGCGCGCACGAGCCTTGGCGCAGCGGCGAGCGGCTCGAACGCTGACATCACGGCTTTGACCAACGCGGCAGGTATCCAGATCGGCGCTCCTACGGCTGGCGCGCAGGGTGCGGGCACAATCAACGCCACGGGCCTCTTCATCAACGGTGTCGGCGTCGGTACGGGTTCAGGCTCGGTGACCAGCGTTGCGATGACCGTCCCCTCGTTCCTGTCCGTAACAGGCTCGCCGGTCACGACGTCGGGCACGCTGGCCGTGTCGCTGTCGGGTACTGCACTGCCTGTCGCCAACGGCGGCACAGGCCAGACCACGTACACCGACGGGCAACTCCTGATCGGTAACAGCACAGGCAACACGCTCACGAAGGCGACCCTGACGGCTGGGTCGGGCATTAGCATCACGAACAGTGCAGGTGGCATCACCATCACGTCTACCGCTGGCGGCGGTACAGTTACTTCAGTGGCCGCGTCGGGCGGCACAACCGGTCTCTCTTTTACCGGTTCGCCCATCACCACCTCCGGCACACTGACACTCGCGGGCACGCTCGCGATAGCGTCTGGGGGCACTGGCGCGACCAGTGCCTCCGGCGCGAGGCTTACTCTCGGCGCGGCTGGCTCTGGCGCGAACTCGGACATCACGTCCCTCGCAGGCTTGACCACCGCACTCAGCGTAGGACAAGGCGGCACCGGCGTCTCGACCGCCCCGTCAAACGGTCAGCTTCTGATCGGCAACGGCACAGGGTACAGCGTCGCCACGCTTACCGCAGGTTCGGGTATATCCATCTCGAACAGCGCGGGCGGCGTTACCATAACCTCCACCTCTGGCGGCGGCACGGTTACATCCGTGGCTGCGTCGGGTGGCACTACGGGCCTCACACTGGCCGGTGGGCCGATCACAGGGGCCGGTACATTCACTCTCGCCGGTACGCTTGTTGTCGCCAACGGGGGCACAGGCACCACCACGCTCACGGGCCTCGTTAAAGGCAACGGGACGGCGGCGTTCACCGCCGCTACCGCAGGTACCGACTATCTCGTTCCGGGCGGTGCGCTTGGCACACCTTCCTCCGGCACCTTAACGAATTGCACATTCCCGACCCTCAACCAGAATACGACTGGGACGGCGTCGAACGTCACAGGTACTGTAGCGATAGCCAACGGCGGTACAGGCGCGACCTCTGCGGGCGCGGCCTTGACAGCCTTGGGCGCATACCCCGCGAGCAACCCTTCGGGCTTTACGTCGAACACCGGTACGGTCACCTCAGTTGGCGGCACAGGCACTGTCAGCGGACTGAGCCTGAGTGGTACGGTTACGACCTCTGGGTCTCTGACGCTCGGCGGTACGCTCGCCGTCACCGCATCTAACTTCGCGTCGCAAAGCGCCAACACGTTCCTGTCTGCACCGAACGGCACTGCGGGCGTCCCTACGTTCCGCACGATTGCAGCCGCTGACGTCCCAACGCTCAACCAGAACACGACTGGGACAGCCTCGAACGTCACCGGCACGGTAGCCGTAGCCAACGGCGGTACAGGTGCAACGACTGCGGGCGCTGCGCTCTCCAACCTTGGCGCTTACGCCGCCAGCAACCCGTCAGGCTTTACGTCGAACACGGGTACGGTAACCAGCGTCAGCGGCTCAGGCGGCACGACCGGCCTTACCCTGACCGGCGGCGCGATCACCACATCAGGCACGCTGACACTCGGCGGCACGCTCGCTGTCGCCAACGGCGGCACAGGCGGAACTACGCAAGCCACCGCGCAGTCCGCGCTTGGTGTGCCTTCCGCCACGGGTTCAGGCGCGAGCGGCACTTGGGCTATCAACATCAGCGGCAACGCGGCGACAGCTACATCGGCCACGAGTGCGACAAGCGCCACCTCGGCGACAACAGCTACCACGGCGACTACCGCAAACGCGTTGAACACAAGCAACAACTATCAGGTCAACAGCCTCGGCGTCGGCACTGCTGGTTCAGGCACTGCCGGTGAAATCCGCGCGACCAACAACGTCACGGCGTTCTACTCGTCCGATGCGCGCCTGAAAGAGAACGTGCGTCCAATCGAGAACGCCCTCACCATCGTGACGACGGTTGGCGGCAAGACGTTCGACTGGACCGATGCCTACATCGCGGAGCATGGCGGGGAGGACGATTACTTCGTCCGCAAGAGCGACTTCGGCGTCATCGCACAAGATGTGGAGGCAATGTTCCCGTTGGCCGTCCGCACTCGCGATGATG